CAGACTTGTACCCGTCATTCTTGCTAGACTCGGATGCAATATCATAGTTTCCATACTTGTCACGCTCGAGCACTGCGTTGCCATACTCGGAACCTTTGTCGGCCAACATAGTAACCGCACCTATACCTAAAGCCAACGGCCCTAAGAACGCACCCGCACCAGCAAGGCCACCCATAAATCCAGTCGTTGCACCCGTCATACCCGCAACAGCAGATGCCGCGTTTGCCACTGCAACCGCCTCGGCTGGGCTGTCTATGCCACCCTCTAAAGCGGCAAGGCCACCTAGAATACTTCCGACACCTGCCGCCTGTTCGGCAAAGGGTAAACCAGTTGACCCCGTGTAGTTGGTAGCAAGGTGATCCGCACCCACATAGGCGTTCGCTATGTTTTCAGCCGTTGGTTCTTCAAAGGCATTAGCTATACTTAACAGTCCCGCTCCATCAATAACGGCTCCAGCCGCCTGTGGCGGAATGACAGTTGAACCAGCACCCAAATACTTCTCGGACAAAGTGTTAACTTTATCAATAGCCTTGAAAGCGTTCTCGGTGGTTGGGTTGTCTATAAGGTTCTCAACTTCACCGACGCCGCCAAATATTTCCTTGCCCGCACCGTATGCGTCTTTAAGGCTATCAGGTATCAAGTCTTTAAGATTTGTATCTGTATATTCATCATATATATCTTTAACGGGATCAAGGATAGGCTGGATATATGTTTCACCAAAAGGCTTCAACACACCTTCCTCAAATTGTTTGGTGACAACCCCAACGTCATCCGCGACATCCTTGATGGGATCCAACACGGGCTGAACGTATGTCTCAGTAAAAGGTTTCAAAACATCTTCTTCAAACCCTTTGGTGTATTCACCAACTGTCTCAATACCCTGCTCAATGGGATCTTTCACAACATCAATTGCAGGTTGCACATAGGTCTCTGTGAACGGCTTCAAGACACCTTCTTCAAATTGCTTTGTCTGTTCACCTAAATAGTCAACGCCCTTCTTAAGGGTGTCTTCAATTACATTTCCATACTGATCAAGCAACAAGGCTCCAGCACCCACGCCAGCAAGTTTACCAAAATCTAAACCGTTGTCAGGCGGAGCAAAGTTGACAGCCATACTTGTGGACGGCCCCATAACCATCTTAGGAGGGGCTTGCCGTTGCTGAAAGTTTCTAGGGTCAACCGCAAAGCTACGTTGAAACTTGTCCTCTAGCGCACCATACTCTTGACCGTAATCTTGAGAAAACAAAGATTGGGCCTGTTGCATTTGTGGTGGCAAACCTAAAACACCCTGATCGGGAACAAACTTGTTCGGAGCTATCTGCGTATAGTTTTGCATAAACTGCGGAACATTCTGATTTACAGATGGATTGTTTGCGGGCCTGTTGAGTAGTGCAGGTGTCATAGGGTTTTGAAGCAGTGCCATATTAAACTTTCGGTAGGTTAGTAGATACGTTTACCCCAGCGTTTAATTGTTGGATACGCAACTCTTTTTCAAACGCAAGCTCTTGTTGACGCAGAGCCAACTCGTTAGCCATCTGCTCTCGTTTGAACTCCATCTCCAGAGCCATCTTCTCTTTCGCAAGCGCAAGATCTTGAGCGGCTTTCTGTTGTGCCAGTTGAGCTTCCATTTGCATTTTCTGTTGTTCCAATTGAACGCTAGGATCGACAGGCGGCTCCTGTGCTGGCGGTGGTGGTGGAGCGTCCGCAGGGTTCTTAAAGAATTCACTAGCATCCTTGAAACCAGACAACTCAGTAATCTTTGCGAGTGTGTTGCGGTATTCAGCAATGCCAACAATTGGGTTGTCTCCACCCATAGTTCCCATAATCTGTTCTTGCTTTTGGTTAATTTGGTACAACGTAGCAAGTTGCTGTTCACGTTGCCCTGTACCCAGCCCGACATTAATTTGCATGTCGTACATGTTTTCCCATTCTCGCGGGTCAACAGGAACAAAGCGATTGTTGAGGCGCATCATAGTAGGTTCATCTTGATACTTAGTAACAAGGTATAGCAGGCCACGGAACAAATCCTTGACGCCAGTTTCAGCAAACACGCGAGCAATCATTTCGATCTTGCCCTGCGAAGCAGACTGCATAGCCGCGACAGCCGTGGCGGTCGTTGACTGTAGGGCGTCGGCATCGAGACCCATTGACTGGCGGCTTAAACCTGTGCGCTGTTCTTTGAGTCGATCCATATATTCAAGAGCAGGAAATACAGATGAAGAAACATCGGGAACCTGAAGAGGTTGAACCATACCTGCGGCGCGAGCACGAATAATACCCGCTGGGCGGTTAGTCATCAAATCGTCTAGGTTAACCTGTCCCTCAACGGCAACAACTCGGCTGTTGTTTGTGTTGTAGATGTTATCCAGCAACTGACGCAACAAGGTTGACTTAATCAACTGCACGTCCGTCACAAGCTCGGCAACCGACCGACCGATTGCACGGTGAGGCATTAGGATAGGAGATAAGATAGCGAAGGGGATAAGGTCGCACTCTTCGTTCTCAAACACCTCATAGCCATCACCCAAAGTGACAACACGACGAAGCTCGGCAATGCCATCTCCATCGTAGTCCGATCTAATGTAAGCCTCGGTGACGAGAACGTCACGCATAGCTGGATCGGCACTTTCGTAATCTGTGCTAGACTCAATATCTTCAAAGCGAACATTGCGCTCATCAGATGTGTCTAGGTCGTTGTAACCAGCGTAACGCTCGACCTCGTCTTGATCGTAACCCATTTCAACAAGGTCGCTAACAGACATAGTTGTGCGGTGTGCAACAAAGTCGGCATCTTGAAAAGACTTTGCCCGTTTAGACATTAGGTACTCTTCGGGCGGCACGTTCTCAATCTTGAATTGATTTCGTACAGTTGTGCGGCTTATCTTGACATCGAACACAGACATCGGAAGAGCTATGCTACCATCTGGGTTTAGCAGTTGATCGTTGAGTACAGTTTCAGTTTGCTCGACAACTGTTACGGCGTCATCTTGAACAAGTACGATTAACTCTTTTTCAGTTAACCCTTCATACTCTTCAAACTCAATCTCAACTTTTTCTTCGTGATAGAACTTAACAATGCCCAGCTTTAGAAGCATTGCATCCTTGAACCAGTTGTGAAAGATCTGGAAGCCGTTGTTCTGTGAGCTAACAAGCCAGTTGATGTAGTCGCTGGCGTCTTCTGTTTTCTGCACGTCTTCTGGGCCACGAGGTGTGAAGCGAACATAATCATCCGACTGCGTAAAGATACGCATGATGGACGGCATAATATGCTCAATTGTATCCGACACCTCAGTTGCAATAACTTGAGAGCGATCAGATTGCTCATTGCCAAAAGGCTCACCCAAATAGTAGTCCATCGCCTGTATGCGATCCTGACTATACTCGGTGTCATAGTAACCCAATGACTGTTCAATCTCATTACGGATAATGGACTGAAATTCTATATCGCTCTTCTTAGCCATTAGTAACCCCTGTAGGTTTTCTCTGATTCAGCCTGCTTAGACTTTTTCTTTGCAACAGACTTTTTTTCTACCGCAACAGTTGTTTTTTTTACAGGTGCAACTGCTTCCACAATTAGTGGCTTGCGGCAAGACCTGCAAAGCCCAGTGTAACCGTTTGGATTGGTGTAACCACAATTATTACAAATCATTTCGCTTCCTTCATCTTTCTTCGTTTGGGTCGCCCACGTTTAGGCTCGGCAACCTTTAAGGCTTCAGCTTTCATAGCCTCTTCCTTCAACAGAGCTTCCTTCTCAGCCGCCCTGTTGCGCGTGTAGATAGTAACATACATTACGCTTTACTCGAACGCTTGTCTTTAATTTTATTTTTTTGCTGATACGTCATCTTCTCGCCAGATTTTTTAGCGTCTTCCATTGCGGCGGCAATACCCTCACGGGTGTACTTATATGTTTTGTTTCCAACTGAAGGCATAACTACTCCTTAAAAATTTTCGTCGGTTGAGGTTAACAGGCTACCTAAAAATGATGCAGGCAACGCGGCGGCTGAAATGTTCTTTAGGTGTTCAAGTCTAGGGTCGAAGCGAGCGAATGGCGTCCGAACACCTGCCGCATCTGTGCTTGCTTGTATTCGGGAAGGTTCTCTTGAACGGGCTATTATCGCTTCCA